AATGATGGTGTGCCCTTGTTAGATCTCCGCATTCCAGCCGCAGCAGTCGAGACCAGGGCTCCGGTAGCGTCAGGAATGAAAGCCGCCTGAGAGACGCCGGAATCTCGAAAGAACCGGCCATCATTGGAATTGTTGCCGTAGGGCTGCGTCCCACCCCTGGTGGTACCGGCGACGAAATTGATCTCATATGGGAAATCGGCAATCGTGCCGGTTAACCCAAAGGGCCCGGTCGTGGGCCCGTACAGCGGACTCCTGAGCGGCGAACGGATTGGCGAGCGGACGATCGTCACTTAGACTTATTCCGCAGCATGTTTAGGATTGCGCCAGCTACGCGCTTGCCAGCCTCAGGCGATCCGTATTTCGCGCCAGCCTTCTTCGCGATTTTGGAGAAGTTCTTCCCCTTCTTGCCGATGTCCTTGCCTTGGGCGGCCTTCTTGGCGGAATATGTGATCTTGGCCATCAACCAAACTCCTCGATCTGATCCGCATGGCCACGCAGGATCTCAACGATCTCAGCCATGGTGGTCCAGCCATTGCCAAGCTCTGCCAATTTGGATGTTGGCTATCGCCGACTCGGACACTCCAAATCGCTCGGCTGTTTCACGTCGCGTTTCGACGCCTGCCAATGCTCGTATATCTCTGGCCTGGCTCTCAGTCAGCTTAGCCTTCCACTGACGCTCGCCGCGATTGTGTGTGCCATGGTCGAGCTTGTCGATGTTGTTTTCCGATGGCGTCGACCATTGAAGGTGTCGCGGATTAACGCACGCCTCATGACCCCTGCCGCATTTGTGCGCAGCTTGATGTGCTGACGTAGGCGGCTCACCATAGACTTCCTGGCAAACCACGCGATGCACATAGAGCGCTTTGCCGCCCAACCTAATCTGCCCGTAGCCGCGACAAGTCGCGTATGGCCACCTTAAACAGTCATCTTGTTGAGCAGCTAATACTACTTCGCGCAGAAACCTTGACGCTTCACCTGGCGGGATTCTCCCGCCTGTCGGGCTACCGTGCTTCTTCCATCTGAGCCAATGAGACTGGCAATACCCCTCGCCGTAATGGCGCTTACCACAATCTTGGACCGAACATAAACGATGTTTCTGCATACGCAATTCTATAGCAGAATCCGTTACTTATGGATAATAGATTATTCGTACATCCGAATAATTTCGGCGTGGTCCTCTAACAGTTTGAGGACCGAAGCCATTGGCATGCTTTCTGCGCAAAGGTTGATTGCACACTCTAGGAAGCGAGCCGCTTGCTCTGACTTGAACAACGCCGCTTCACGCTCGGCTATCTCGGTGATCTGCCGTGGTTCTGGCATGCACTGCGCTCCACATTTGTGTGGAATCGGGATTGCAGGCGGCGACCGCGATCGATCTGCGCTTATCCCTATGGCAATGCCTATCGAGGCGATGCCGGAGGCCTGCAAACTGTCAAATTTTGGGAAAGCTTCGCTACTCGCCATTTGCGAGAATGGCACCGGGCCGGGCCTCTGGCCCCGTCCACCCGTATCGCAGAAACCGAAATTTAAACGCAAAGCGTTTACCTGTCAAGAGGCCTTTAGAAATTCGAACGGAACGGTAATCGTCTCGGTTGCAGCCTCCAGGCTGTTCAACAAGACGCGAACCTGGTCCTGGTCATCCCATGCCTGCACCGTGGCTTCACGACCTACCTTGTCGCCCCAGATGAGTTTGACCTCCTTACCGGGGAACAGTTTCTTGCGAGTGGCGCGGATGATGTGCTTGCGCTTCTCGCGCTCCAAGCGGTCGTTGACTTTTGAAAGGCTCTGGGCCTTCGCGTGTGCCGACGCCTTGCTGCTCTGCTCGAACATGCGAAGGCGAAACAGATCAATCGTGTTGATGACGTATGGTTTGCCGCAGTTGTCAACTACGCCGTGAACGCCAGCCACATCGTAGAGGCGATACCAATCTGCATCGGAAGTGATCTCAACGAACATGTATCCTTTGAGCAGGGCAAAGCGGCGCAGCTCGTAAAGACCCGGCTTTTGCCGGTTGCGAACGGCTAGATACTCGGCCGGCATGTAGTGGACGAACCCAGCGTCATCGAGATTGGCCTCGATCTTAGACCGGCTAGGGTCTATCTCCGAGGCCATTGTATAGCCCTTGCCGCGCGGGCGCCCATTGATGGCCGATACGCTGGGCACAGGCCAACGTTCGCGATGCGGGCTCTGGAAACCTGGCATCGTCCGAATGGCGAACCACCGGGGCGAGTTATTGTTTTGCTGGTCCGCCGTCATTTAGGTCCCTCGTTAGCCTTTGGATGCCTGCCGTAGCCGCTTCGTGTCGAGATCGTAGCCGACCAGCTTGGGTGCGCCCGTCCGCTCCTGATAGCGCGCTATCCCATGCAAAACGGTGGTGTTGTCTCGTCCGAACCATTGCCCGATCTGCGGGTTCGATAGGGTTGGTTTCTTCGATTTCACCAGATACATCGCCTCATTTCTGGCCTGGACCAACGGGCGATATCTGGCATTCCCAGCGACATCGCTTGGGCATACGCCGTACCGATCACAGACATCGGCGATAAGGGCCAGGGCCCATTCGGGCGTTCCCCTCCTGCGGAAGAATGTCATGCCTTGCCGGCGGCGCGTTTCTGCTGCGGCACGACGCTCTTGGTAGTCCTCAGCGATCTTGTGAGCCCAATCCATGGCATGCCTAAAGCCGATTTGACGAAGCGATTCATCGCGGTTGACTAGCCCGATAATGCTGGCCCTGGTCCTGCCCTCATACCGAAGCGCGATTTGAGAGGCTGTCAGCCCGCGATTTAGCAGGCTGGCGATTTCGTTACGCTCAACGCAATTCCACTGACGCATGGCACTAAACCTCAAAATGGGATCTCGTCGTCCAGTTCGCGGGCGGCGGCGCCGCTTGCCTGTCCGTAGCTCTGCTGGGCCTGAGCCTGCTGCGGCTTCGGCTCTTTTCGCTGGAAAGAAAGGCTCTGGAATTTTCCTTTCGAGCCGTCCTTGGTCCAGGCGCTTACCCAATATTCGACGCCATCGATCATCGCCGATCCTTTGGCGTGAGGGTGCGAATCCTTCTCCCGCTTGTCGTTCTTGAAGAGGGTGCCGGAATTGTCTTTCTGCTCGTATGCCATCAGGCTGCCTCGCTTTCGCTATGCGACGGTGGGACAAAGCGTCGGTCCCAAACGCCGCGATCAAATGATGAATGGTAACGGTAGGTGTTCTGGTCAAACCAAAGCCCGACCTTCCCTTCGAAGTCGCCGTTACGCTGCTTGGCGACGTTCAAGATGACTCCGGGTTTCTGGTCCATCTCGGCGCGCAAGGCTTCCGTGGCCGCCGCCTGAAGTTCTTCCTCGTGCCGGCGGTTGCGCCAAACCGTCAGGATGTTGAAGGCATTGGCGCCGATTTCCATCGCGCCCTTGATGTCTTCGGTTTCTGGAGCGCCCTGCCCTTTGTCGGCTTTCCTGGCGTGCGCCACGAGGTGAAGATGAACCTCGTGCTGGACTGCCCAGTCCACGAGTTGAAAAACCGCCTTCTCCTGCCCCGTGTAATCATCAGCCGCAATGCCTAGGCGCATCAGGCTGTCGATCACGAACTGGTCGCATCCGTACTTTGCTCGGGCATAGTCGAAGATCTCCAGCAGGGCAGAGACCCCCGCTTTCCCTACGCGCTCGTAGATCAGTAGCCCGCTGTCGAGCCAGCCAAGTATGCGCTCCAGAAACTGGATGGTCGGCCGATCGATCCCGCCCGTCTGCTTCGTCATCCTGCGAAGGGTCTGCTCGCCCTTCATCTCCAGGCTGGCGAGGCATATCCGGCTGCCCTGCTTGATCCAGTGTGGAATGCAGTCCGATATGATCTGGCTTTTGCCTGAGCCCGACGCGCCGCTCCAGAGCGTGACCTCCGATTTACGGAAGTGCAGGCGGTCGGATAGCTTGGAATACGGCACTGTGTACCCCGGCCGCTCGTCGCGGGTCGGCCAAAACAGTTGGACAACCTTGTCGGTGTAATCGCTTGCCCGCTTTAGTCCTTCTGGATCGAGGTTCGTTGCGGTTCTGATCGCTGCATCCATCTCATCCTTGCCGATACCACTGACCAGACACTCGTTTGCATCCTTCAGGGGCAGCGAGACGCGATAGCAGCGATGCCGTCCGAGCCTTCCTGCGATTTCGTTGGCTGCATCGTCTCCGGGCTTGTCCATATCGGTCGAGATGTAG